ACGATAGAACTCATGGGGTCGCCTCCGTGCGGAAATTCTTGACAACGTATTCACAAACTCCGGAATCGAGTTGTTCCCCGATGCGGAGCCGTTTCTTTGCGATCTGCACGTATTCGGGGTTGATCTCGATCAGGATAGAGGAGCGCCCGAGATCCCGTGCCACCTTCGCCACCGTGCCGGACCCGCCGAAGGGGTCCAGCACGACGCACGGCACCGGATCGCCGCCGCAGGTGCAGGTTGGTTCCCATCCGATTGTTGATCGGAGGTACTCTCCCCGGGGGATTGTGAATGGCTTGTTCTGCCCTGGCGCGGCCCTGTGATCTCCTGACCCGCTCGATTGTGATAGGAGGGACCGCCGCCACGGTGCCCCGCACTCCGGGCACGCCCCGCGCTCGCTCGTCCCGGCCATGATGCACGGCTTGACAAGAGCCTCCGGGAACGTGGCAAAATGTGCTTCGTTAGAACTTTGGGTTGCTATGTGCCATACGCTTCGTTTGTTCCGGCCTCCGGTTTCGGTAACTTTGCTATACGCTTTCGTCTGTTGTTCCGCGGTTAGGCCGCGTTGATAGATGGCGGTTCCGTTATCTTTCCGGGTTGCCGCGTTGTTTACGGATTTGGCGCGTTTAAAGGTCGATTCAGCATAAGGTTCTTTGATCGCTTCGTGGTCGTAAAAATACCGCGATGACTTCGTGAGCAGGAACACGTACTCGTGGCTCTTCGTCGGGCGGTCGGTCACGCTCTCCGGCATCGGGTTCGGCTTCGACCAGATGATGTCTGAGCGCAGATACCAGCCGTCCGCCTGCAGGGCGAAGGCGATCCGCCAGGGCATCCCGACGAGATCCTTCGGCTTGAGTCCTGCATCCGGGCGGCGGTGCTTGTTCTCCTGCCCGGTCTTCACTCGCCCGCTGTCTTCGTGGGTGTGCCCGGGTTCTGGGGGCCGGTCTGCGCCGGTCGTGCTACCAGCATAACAATCCCCGTAATTCAGCCAGAGCACGCCGTCATCCCGGAGCACCCGTCGCACCTCGCGGAACACTTCGACCATCCTCTCGACGTGCTCCTCTGGCGTCGGTTCGAGCCCGATCTGCCCTTCGACGCCATAGTCCCGGAGCCCCCAGTACGGCGGCGACGTCACGACGCATTGCACCGAGCACTCCGGCAGGGATTTGAGGCAGGTGAGGACATCCCCGTTAAATATCGTGTGCCTCATGGCCGGCCCCCCGTCAGCCCTTCAGCGAGGTTCTGCCATCGATGATCATCGACGAAACCATACCGTTCCCGGATCTCCCGTATCAGTCGGATCAGGTCCGACCACTGCAGGACCGCGAGCGGCTCCTCCCGGTTGCGCTTAATCAAGAGGAGTGGAGTTAACCCTTCCTTCTCGGCGTTCGCGGTGCATTGTCGCCACCACGCCGGGAGCGCGATCGCTTCCTGGTGCTTGCACTCGACCCCGTACGGAAACCTGTCCCGGGCAGCCGGCGAGAGGTAGAGGTCGCACCCGGACTGTCCCATCGCCGTCGAGAGGACGTCGCCTTCCGGGACCCCGAGATGATCGATCAGGTCCTGCCGGACCGCCTGCTGGAACCGCCTGCCCTTAGCCTTGCGGGAGGCGGGAGTAGTGGCCACCACTCAGACCGCCCCCTGCAGCAAAGTGAGTTCGTGAGTAAAGTGAGTTCCCCGTCGGTCATTCCTGTACTGTATATATACGCTTCCTGTTTTTTCCTCACACGTTTTTAAGTACTGTAAACTCATATACTCACTAGAGAAAAAGAGATATCTAATAATATTAGATATCTCCACAATCCGGCGCCGGGGCGCGTCCAGATAGGAAGTGAGTTTGCTATCTGGTGTGAGTTTAGTGAGTTTGTTCCGGTCGTTTTTTCCAGTGAGTTTAGGAGTTATGTGAGTTTGCTCCGGGGTCTGATTCCCTCCGCGATTTCGGCAAAATGAGTTAGTGTGTTTTGTGAGTTTGTTCCGAGGTATATTAGTTGTGAGTTTCATGTCTCCTCACCTCCTTCTAAGGATGCCTGATCGCTGCCTTTCGTCTGGATGATCACCCACTGCGTCGCCCGCTGTACAGTCTTCCCGCGCCGGACCATGAGTCCAGATGGGAACCTCCTCCCCTCCTGTCGCGCGAGGGCCTTGCCGCATACCTTCGAGAAGGACCTGTGCGGGTCCGCGAAGGCGTCGGAGAGATCGTCCGGCAGCGTCTCGTGGACCAGAGTCCGGAACGCCGTCACTTCCTTCATCTCCCGGTCGAGCCGAACCTTAAGGTCGGAGACCGTCCATGGGTTCGAGCCAAACTCGTCGAACACCGCAGACAAGAACCCCTCCCACTGGCGGAGGTCCGAGTCTCCCTCGACGAAGACATCCATCGCGTTCGCCATGAACTCAGTCGCGCCCGCATACTCCAGGACCCCCCCGACGACATGCCGCCACCCCTCGAACCCGCCGAGGGGAGACACCTTCTCCGGCTCCGGACACCCGGCCCTCACCCAGGCAAGACCGAGCGTCAACGCAGCGGCGATCAGGCGACCCCGGTTCTCCCGGACCCACAGTATCAGGTCCGGGTGTCGGAAGTCCTCCCGGAGCCACGGCATAGCCACCTCGGCGTCGATGCGTGAGAGGATCACCCGGCGAGCGAGGTCCCCCCCGATCTGCACATTGTTCCCGTTGCCGAACCAGACGGTCCGGGCCGGCAGTGCTGCGTCCTCTGTGACGCCGAGGATACGATCGCTCCATTCCCGGGCCGTCAGGAGCGACGCCAGGACATCCGACTTGAGACTTCCTTCGAGGTTATCCCAGATATGGAGGGGCGACCCGCCGCGCAGGATTGACATGATCCGCTTACTCCACTCCTCCTTCGTCTTCGGGGTCACGCTCGCCGGCGGAGTCACCCCCGTGATCGCCATATACACCGCGTTCTGCATCAGTGACGCGCCCGACCCGGCCTGCGGCTTTGTGAGCAGCCAGCACGGGCACGGGCCGTCGATGATCGGACGGAACACCCCGGTCAAGAATGCCCCGACCGCGTTCCACCGGCTGGCCTCATCCACGAACGGAAAGTCCCAGAAGATCTCCAGAATCAAGTCCTTCGCGGCCTCAACCTCATCGTGTGTCGGATCGTCGGGCACCGGGGCGAGCATGAACCCGGGCTCCGGCATGAGGTACATCCGCGTCACCTCGTCGTACCCTACGGTCGCGTGGATCGTGCCGTCCAGGTGCAAGATCGGAGACGTCGCAATCCCGACAAGGGGAGGGAGCCGCCATTCATCGGAAGGTTGACCGAGGATATCGCGGACAATCGAGATCGGAGGATACTCCGGGATCTCTTTAAATCCCCCTTCTTTCATCATCTTGATCGAGAGCCAGACCGCAACCCGGTCCATAACCCCGCGGAGCGCGTGCTCGGTGAGCGACTGGATCTTTGCCCGGTCCTGCTCGTCCCGGCAGACCCGCACAGGTGCGCCGGCCCGGTGAAATAATATCGGCGGATCGTTCGCCTCACTGATCGCCCGGATCGCGTCCTCCGTCACCTCGTGCATGTGCCGACCAGTCAAGACGATCGTCGGGCGGAGGACCTCGACCATCTGCGTCTCGCCCGGCACCTCGTCGTCAGTCGAGACTGAGACCTCACGCTTCCCCGTCTCCCACTCCCACTCTTTCAGCTGCTCCGCATACCCGTGAGCCTTCAGGGCCTCGAAGATCTCAGCCCAGTGGCCCTGCAGGCATCCCGCCCGAGCATCCGCGCAATCGATGATCTTCTCAGCGACCGCAAGGGCCTCCAGCGGCCCGCCCCCGGTCTCGTGCCGGCGACACCACCACTCTTGATTATCGGCCGATATCGTCAGGTTCGTGCCCGTCTCGGAGCCGTGTATAGGGTGCACCCCTTCGATCTCCCCAGTATCTCGGACGGTCGGGTTCAGGGGCATCAAGAAGTCCGTCACCCGCAGGTCGAGCGCGTCCGAGATCGTGATACTCCGGGGCGTCCGGGGGATGCGGGGTACATGGATCTCCCGCTGCGGAGGGGTGCAGGGGTCGACGACCAGGACCTTCAGCTCCGACCAGGGGATCTCCAGGAGCGGGGCATCGTTCACGATCTCGTAGCGACCGCCGGAAGGGTGAGTGCACCCGGGCCCCACGCAGAACGACTTGTGCCCACTCCCGCGCAGGTCGCCGAGGTCCGCCCGGGTCTCCGGGTCCCGCAGGATGAACTTCTCCGCCGGCGCGTCGGGGCACCGGATATAGAAGTGCGAGCCATACCCGTCCTTGCGCCCGGTCCGGACGACGAACGTCTCGAGGAGTCGGTCGAGCACCCCGAGTTCCATGAGCCGGTCGGTCTGGTCCGCATCGAGGATGCAGACCCCGCCATCAGGCATGACCCCATAGTTCCCGCCGGCCGCGATGTGTGCCAGGAGCCGGGGGTCGTCATACGCATAATTCGCCGTCGTCTGCCAGCCCTTCTCGATCGCCGGCTTGTCCCGGGCCTTGACCATAATGAACCGGCACTCGCGGAGCTGTTCCGGGATCGGCGATACATCTGTAGACGGGCTATCGGGTTCCGGGGCTGGAGGAGCGGCGGCCGCCTCCTCGGCCTGGAGGCGCTCGACTTCTGCCCGAGGTCGCATCTTGCCCATATACCAGGTCATCGGTTCATGGGCTGTCATCGAATCACCCAGAATCCCGGGTTGTGAACCTTGAACTGCTCCCACTCGTAGATGACGCGAGAGTCCAGTTCGTCGCCCGTTGCCATACGGAACCGGCCGGGGGCGACCTCTTCCCATTCCTTCACTTTCGCGTTTACGGCCAGTATCGGCCCTTCTGCGATGATGATACCCCTCTCGACATCGAGGAGGTATCCCAGGCCCTCTGATGGCTGGACGCCGAACGCTGCCAAACCCTGATCAGTTGAGGTCACTGATTATCGCCTCCTGAATGCTTTGCGCCGATCCGGGGCGCGCCCCCTCCCGGATCCGGGACGGGATGTAGGGGTCGCTCACGCGACCACCGCCATCGTCATCATCCAGAGCATCACGAGCGCCGTCGTGACGACCCCGAGCAGGAACCCCGCGGTGAACCAGAGGAACCTCATTTCGGCACCCCCTTCCGCCGCCGATACTCCCGGCCGCATTTCGTGGAGCACGTCTTCGGCGGCACCCCTCGCTTCAGTCGAGCGCGATACCACGGCAGCGGGCACCGCACCTCGCGCCCGCAGATCACGCAGGTGAGGATGACGTACTGCCCGCCACGCTGGCCCCGTCGCGGGTCGAGCCTCGCGCCGGGTGGGAGGGTGATATCGTCACTCATCGCCGCACCCCTCCTGGAGGATACGGTGCACCCGGTACGGCCACATCATCAACTCGACATCGCGCTCCGGGAGCACGAGCACCACCGGCAGCCCGTCGATATCGAGCGCGACGCAGGCATCGCCAGGGGTCACGCCCACACCTCCAGTACTGTCTGTCGGCTGTGTGCGTCGTCGAGTTGCCGGGCGTCAGTGACGAGCATCGAGATCGTGCACGACTCCCGGATCCCGTCCTTGACCTCTAGTACCTGGTAGACCGGCATCGTGTAGACGCGCCCCTGCTCGGTCAGCATCAGCGACCGATCTGTCTGCGAGCGCTGGAGCCGGATCCCTTGCTCGACGTCGCGGAACGTGCCTGGTGTATCCCCCCAGTACCGCCGAGATACCACGACCTCGCGCCGTCGGTGTGCGGTGAGGTCAGCGAGCCGGGCGAGAGGGACGACGAACGTATCCGGGCCGATATCGAGCAGCATCGCATCAGTATAAAGGTCGAGCCGCGCCTCGCCTATAGGGACGAATGTCACCGGTACCACCTCCTGAACGCTGCAGCTGGCGGGATCTCCTCGGGTGTCGCGGGCGGGTCGAAGATCTCTAGATTGAGGTGGATCGCCCAATCGCGCTCAAGTCGCGCACCCTTGCTCTGCTCCCATCCCGGTAGCAGCAGCACCGCTGCGCGCGCCCGGGGCAGGAGCCGGAGGATCGCAATGTCGCCGTCGATCCAGTCCTTGTTCGGGACCTCCGGGCAGTCGACCTCGAACCCCGCTGTATTGAGGTGGGGTGTGAATGGGAACCAGCCCTTCCGCGCCGCCGCGACCGCATGTGCCCGGGCGACGGCGATGTTGTCGGTGACGCTCCGTCCGTGCCCGGCGGAGTAGGGGCCGGAGAGATAGAGGATCGGCCTCATGCGATCGCCCCCTCGGGCCATGCGGGCCGGCGCTCGTAGGCCGGGCACCCTTCGGTGTCGATGCACCCGATCGGGCACTCGAACCCGACCACATCGCCGTCCAGGCCGCAGAAATCAATCTCG